TATTATTACGCTACAAGTGTGGCATAGTGTTGCACCTCTACCGTTGTTTAGTTTATGTATTGGTTTCATTCTTCATCTGTTTTAGGAATACAATCACAATAATTTGTATGACCGCAATAACATTTAGTTTTTATTTCCCAATAGTAATCACATTCTAATCCATCGTTAGGTGGTTTACAGAAATACGATTGTCTATATTCGCTTGGTTCTGCTTTATATCTGTAACACGTTGAACTTAGTTCGCAGTTGTTACCACTACACATTGTTATATCTGGCATAATTATTTGTTTTTATAAAGTTTACTTAATTCTTTTGATACTTCCTTCCAGTGTTCTGTTTGTTGCATTGTTCCTAATACTAATGTTCTATTGTATTCTATTGGGTATTTATCAAATAGTATCTTTGCTCTTTCTTTTGCTGATATGTAACCATCTTTAAGTTTCATATAGTTTTCTGCTCTTTCTTTTGGTGTCATAATTTTTCTATTTCTTGTTTAACTTGATTATAAAAATAACTTGCATTCCATTGTTCAGAGCTGTCAATTTCATTTAATACATACAAAACTTCATTAACTGCTATTAATGCACATTGTTTTATATCTTTTTCTGCTTTATCTACATCTCCTTGAAACATTACAATATAACTTGGATATAAATTAATGTATTTATCTAATAATTCTTTTGCTTTTTCTTTTGGTGTCATAATATTATTATTAAAATTATTGATGTTATTATTACTATTGTACATATCCACGCTAATACTTCTACTACTATTTTTTCTTGTTTGTTTGTCATAGTTTTATGTTTTTATTCATTCTATAAAATGCTTGTAGTCTATCGTTTATTATTTCATACTGCATTGTTCCGTTTGTATCTTCTAAAAGGTTATTTAAGTTTTCTATTATTTCATAGTTATATTTTTTTGTTTGTTGTTGTTTCTTTAGTTCGTTTTTTAATTCGTTGTTGTTAAATCTTAATGTATTTATTTGTTGCTGTAATGCTTCTGTTTCTGTTAGTTCTTCTATTTGTTTGTCTACCTTTATAAAGTGACTTAAAATAGTATCTTTAATTGCTTTTAAGTCTGAATTATCTTTACTGTATACTTCATACATTCTTAATGCGTGTATGATTGTAGCGTGATTTAAATCTATTGTTTCTCCTATTGATTGTAATGTTTTATGTGGCTTTAATTGTTTTAGTATTGTGCAATATAAACTTCTTATTTCAACTGTATTTTTCTTTCTTGTTTTTATGTTTATATCTTCTCCTGTTTCTTGTAGTATTATTTCTTTTAATCTTTCTGTTATTTCCATTATTTATCTTTTACAAATGTTCCATCAATCATTTTACCTGTTCTTTTGTTTATAATACTATATGCGCTTAATATACAGTCTTCTATATTATATCCTGCTAATTTAGATAGGTTAGTTAATACTACAACACAATCTCCAATAGCATCTATAATCTCTTCTTTATCATTATTTAATAATGCTTTTGCTAATTCGCCTGCTTCTTCTTGTAGTTTTATATATTGTGTCTTTACATCTCCTTTGTCAAATATTCCTTTTTGTTCTGCCCAAGTTCTAATATTAGTAAATATTTCTAATTCAGTTGTTTTACCAGCATTTAAATAATTTAATAAAGCTTCTACATATATAAATCTTTCTTTGTTATGTTGAGAACTTGCATTGTTTTGTAAAATCCAATTAATTGTTTTGTTATCAAACTCTATATGTTCGCCATTTAATAGTTCAACTAACATAGGAAATTTATATCCTGTTAATTTTTGGTCTTTTGTACCTTTAAAAGTTAATGTTCTTTCTGTAACGTGAATCATTTTTGTCATAATCTTTTTGTTTTTGTTAATCATTAGTTGTAAATATGAATTTTTATCTTGTTTATAATTGTAAATCTTTTGAAAATGTATTTCTAATTTAGATGCGTGACTTATTTTATCTGTTGATGCAAGTATATCGTATTCTTTATATCCTTGTATTTGTTCAACTCGTCTTTTTAAATCATTTGTGCATCCTACTTTAACTCCTTTAATATGATATATATAATACATAGTTATTTTTTTTTACCACATAAAGGATATATGTAAGAAGTGTATATAATTCCTTTTCTTATTATTTTATTATTTTTAAATTTAATATCTTCTTTAGCTATAGTTTCTATTCTACTATAATATCCTATGCAATCTCTATCATTTTCAATAACACTTATACTTCCAACATATTTATTATCAACGTGATATTCTATAAAAAATCCTAAGTCTTCGAAATTTTGAGCCATAATTATTTGTTTTTGTTTAAGCAAATATAATACTTATTTACAAGTTATTTACATTTTAACATTTATTTAACTAATTTGTTATAGTGTCTTTCATATATATGTAAATTTTGCGCGTAATGAGTGTAGAATCCTTGCTCTACATTTAAAGACTTACAAACTAAATTATGTAATTGTAAAAACGTGTAAGCATCATTACAAAATCCAAACCATAAATCATTACTTCTCATTAAAACTGTCATATGAAGTTTACTTGAATCAGGTGTAAAATAGAATTGAATTGATAATGTGCAAGGAGTATCTTTAGAGTACTCAGAGTGTTCTTTTCCATCGTAGATAGATATTAATGCACGACGAGAATATTTGTCCCTCTGAAGTTCTTTAATTACATATTCAAGTTGATTGTTTCTACTCCATTGCCAACCATAGTTTGAGTTAACATAACCACGTTCGTCCATATGATTGTACCATATTTTAGCTACTTTAGCTATTTCAACAGCGCTTCTATCTTTACTTAAATACCATTCCCATTCTTTTTCAGCATAATCTAATTTAAAGTTTCTAAATTCAGATTTAACTATTTTTTCAGATGTATCTAATATAGTAAACATTTGATTGTATAATGCTTTAGTTCCTATTTCTTTTTGTTCTACTTGACTATCTAACTTTTCGTAGTAATATTCAAACGCGTCTGTTATTGTTTTAAAGTTCCACATATGTTTTCTTTTTTAATTGGGTAAATAAATCCTTGTTTGTCTTCAAATAAATTAACTATTGTTCCTTCATATAATTGTTTTGTTTTTTTAAACTTTCCATACAAAGTATCACCTGCAAATTTAAAATAATAATAGTTGTCTTTCACTAATTTCATCGTTTTTTTTATATATTTCTTTTACAGTTTCATTTAAACTTATTAATTGGTCTTTAAATTTAAAGTCACATTGTTTTAAATTATTAAATATTTCTTGTTTTTGTTGTTCAATCCAATTATTTCTAATATTTACATCTAAAAGTTTATTATAAATAATCTTTAGTTCGTGTTCGTTCTCAAAATAATAATCTTTATTTTTAAAACATATCATTTCTGTATCACATTTTTTATAAACTACAACAGGTGTTCTTGCTACAACTGAATCATATAAAGTTTTACCAATGTATCTAGATTTATTATTTCCTTTTCCTATAAAAACATAAGCTAAATGTTTATTTAAAAAATTAAAGTAATCTTCAGAATCACCTTCTATAAATCCTTCTACTATTTCTATGTTTTGTTTGTCTTTTAAACTTTCTATTATTTCTGTTCCTTTTCCAAATATTTTAATAGGAATTTTAAATGTGTTATTATTAAATAAAATTTCAAATGCCTTAGCTCTTTTCTTATTAACTGTATCAAAGAAACCAATGTAGCACAATTTTTTTTCGTGATTTAAATTATAACTATATTTTTCATTAAACCTTTCGTAATTTTTTCTAACTAAAAATAATAAATCATCAGACAAATATATTGTATTTTTATTTATTTGTTCTTTACTATCAACTCTATACATTTTAGTTTCTCTATCGTATAAAGTTTCTGAAACCCAATCGTAAGTTTCTTTAGAACCATTAGCAATCCAAAATATTTTAGAATAATCCCAAGATTTAGTAGAAATTAAATCATTTGCTTTTATTAAATTGTTTTTATCTTTAATAAATACAGTTATATTATTTTCTTTGTTATTAATATTGTGTTCTAATCTTAATTTACAAATGCTTCTATAGTCTCTTATTTTTAATTCAGAATCATTTACACGAATAAAAGTTTTTTTGTTTAATTTGTTATTTAAGTAAGATATTATTTTATACATTAAAACGTTATTATCATTTAAAACACCACCATAAAAAGAACTATGGTTAGGATAAGTAATTATACAAGATATATTATTTATTTTATATAAATCTTTTTCACTAAATACCTCTATAATGTTATGTTTAAAATTATATATAGTTTTATTATTTTCTATAATTCTTTTAGTAAAATTACTATTAACTGTTATAATATAAAAATCACAATCTTCATTGTTGTATTCGTATAAACTATTTAAGAATTTAACTTCAGAATTAATAGTACCTCTTCTAGTAGGGTCACTAAAAATTAAAATTCCAACATTAATTTTCATATTACTTATTATTATAGTTGTTTAAACTTCCTAAATAAGCTACTGCATCAAGTAGATTATCTTCTTTATGATTATAGGATTGCCTAGATAACTTTAAAGCTACAAGACACATATATATATCTTGTGCAGTTAATTGTTTACCTGTGCAACCTGAAGCTATCATAGCTGCTCTTTCCATACCTTCTTCAAAAGGTCCATACATACGTTCTTTTTCTTCTGAACGTAAATTAATAATGTTGTTTGCTTCTTCTAAAATGTTCATTATTTTTGTTTGTTTTAGTTAATAAAATGTAAATATATAATTTTTTTTTAATTAGTTCTTAATTTTAACAAGTTATAGCATTCAATATAACGTTGTTTTGCTTTTCTTTTATGTATTTTTTTAAATAATTCATAAACTCTTTTAGTATATTTATAATGTGAATCACAATCTACAAATAACTTTTCAGCATATTTCTTTCCATAACCTTTACAATACTGCACATTATCTGCTCCATCACCTATAATCATTTGCTCGTAAAAATTATACATAGCTTCTGATTCAGATATATCATAAATACATTTGTGATTATAATGGTAATTATAAATCAAAGCGGGAAATTGTTTGTAATCTTTATCAATTGATATTATCATTACATTATCTCTACCGTGTTCTTGCGATAGATTATACCAATACCTTGCTACCATATCATCTGTTTCAACTCCGTAACCTACTATTGAATCGTAATTGTCTTTTACAAATTTATGCATTTCATTTAACAATGGTGGTAAATCTATTGCCAATCTATTTGCTTTATATTTTGGTGATATATATTTTCTAAAATTACCTTTTGAACCAGAAAATACTAATACTTTTTCAATTTCATAAATATCTTCTAAATAATTTATAATACTCATAAACCCTTCTTCAAACTTATGTACTGATTCTTCTATATTAAAATAGAATTTTTCATCACTGTCATTTTCTTTTCTTTTTAAACAACTTGCAAATATTAAACTATCTGCATCAAATAATAGTACCATTAGTTTACGTTTTGATTATTAATTATTAGCTTTAAAATATGATTGTAAACTCTTAATTCACGTTCTGTACTGTTTATTATTACAGTTAAATGTTCGTCGCTTATTAAACTTTTACCGCTTATTAAATCATTAACTGCTTGATGTAATTCTTTATCCAATCCCATTACTTTAGATTGAATTTTTATTAATGCTAATTCATTCATTATCTTATTCTTATTTTATCTAAATTTGACATTGTTTCATCGTAATTTAATACTTGTTTTACTACTTCATCATAAGCATCACTTTCATTCCATTCTTTTATTAATGCTTCTGCTACTTGTGTAAGTTTATTTCTTACATAAACATTTTCTGTTAAATTAACTAACTCAATACAGTTACTTAATGTTTCAATAATTTCTTGCTTTGTCATAATGTTTGTTTTAAATTGTTATCTATTAAATGCTGTTTTAGTTGTACATAATTTACTTCCATTTTTAAATTTAATTAAAACGTGTGTTCTATTAAATTCTAATACTTCTGCATTTTTTCCGAAGTAGTTTACTTTTTGTCCTATTTGCATAATTTCTATTTTTTATTTGTTGTTATCTGAGTACAAATATAAACAAGTTTTTAACATAAAATACATTTTAACAAAAATTTAACATAAAAAAAAGCAACCATTTCTGATTGCTTAATCCCCCGTTATTAAATTAATCGTAAATGTAAGACCTACCGCTAGTTCTTTTTTGATAACTTTTGATTAATTATTTTTCTGTATACTTCATTAACTGATTCTTTATTGTTTCCACGTTTCCAGTTAAAATCTATAATTCTATTTATTCTTTGCAGTGCTGATTGTTTACTTTTCATATTACAAATGTTTTTAATTTTTCAATATATAAAGTAGCATCCATTAATTCTTGCTGAAGATGATTCATCCATTCTAAAGGTGTTAAATCTTTTCTATCAAGTGTAACGCCATATTTATTAATTCCTACTTCAGAACGTTGTTTAAATTGTTCTATTACTGATTCTACTATTGTGTCTTTCATTTGTCAAATCTTTTTGAGTGTTGTGTGTAAAGTTCCATTGTTTTCTTTAATGCTTCGTATTCTGTAAATTCAACATCAATATTGTTTTCTTTATAAGTATATTGTTCTAATCTATTGGATATTTTAAATTTAATTACTTTAAATTTTTTTGAATCTTTTATTGGTTGTATTATATATGCTAAGTCATTTTTAAAACATAAATACATATTTTTAATTTCATATTCTTTTGGAATATATTTTTCTAATTGTTTCTTCGCCATTAGTCTAATTTTAAAAATTCTGTTTCAGCGTGTTTAATGAACCATTCTTTATTTTCTTTGTATTTATCTATAACTGCATTTATCATTACTAATTCATCAATTGAACTTGTTTGCAGTTTTTTAACTATTGTTTCAATACTGTTTAAAATGTTTGTTGTTGTTTCTGCATCTGTATTATAAATAATCTTATATTCATTTCTTACAACTTCTTCCAAGTCTTTATTTAAACTGTTTATTTTGTGTTTAATTTGTTGTTTATACTGTGTTGTAAAAAATAATGCTTCATTTGATTCAAGTAATAATTGACTTAATAAAACTGATTTAAGATATTCTTGTTGTATTATGTTTGTTTCCATTAGTCATTTAATTTATATTCGTTATACACTTTTCTTAGTTCAGCTATTTTACCTTTCCAACAACTTGAACAAGAACTTATTTGTAAACGATAGTTAAATACGTTAAAATAAATATCACTTACTTCTTTTTGTTCAAATGGATTTAATGTAGTTTGACTTGAAGATAAATACTTTGTTAAAGAATTATAATCTGATTCTGTTAAACAATTAATGTTTGAATTGTAAGGAAACAATTTATTTAAAGTTTCTTTACGTTCATCGCAATTACAGTCTATACCAGTAAGTTCACTAAAAGTGTCTACTATTGCTTTAATTCCTGTTGCTGTTGTGATAGCTTCTATTGTATCACCTAATCCTTTTGCTTTTCTTTTAGCCATTTTAATTGTTTTTAATTAATAAATTGTATTATAATCATTATTACTGTAATCCTGATAATCTTTCTGAAACTTTGTATTTAATATTTCTTTGTAATTCTTAATACTATGAAAAATTGATATTAAACTAATATTGGTTTCTTTTGCAATATCACGCATACTCATATCTGTATCTCTATACAATTTAAACAGTTTGCGGTCATACCAGTGCCAATTACCTATTTCTTCATCAATCATTAAACATATATCATTGTACGCTTTATGTTCTTCTACATTTGAATCATCAAATAATTCCCAACATCCATCAAAAGATACTTTATTAATCTTTTTCTTTTTATTGTAAAACTGATAATAAAGGCTTCTAAGCGTAAAAAACATATATCCTTTACGTACATTACCATTTACATCAATTAACTTTGTAGCATCAGCATATTTCATTAAAGCAATGTAACTTTCTTGGACAATATCTTCTGCATAATCGTACTCACCAAGTTTATGAATAACTTCTACCCATTCTTTGTGATGTTTTGCAACTTGTTCTAACCATTTGTAGTCGTCCATAGGAAATTAAAAGATATAAATAAAATTAGTATTTGAATTGTATGGTCTGTTTCTGTATCATAAACATCATCGTTATATAAAGCACCGAACATAATACCTTTAATTGGTGTAATTAATATATCACAATCAACAAAATTCATTACTATAAAAACTACTGCTAAAACTAATACTAATAATACTATCATAATGTTATTTTTTTATATATGCTGATTTCTTTTCTGTTGTTACTTCTGCTATTTGTACTTCAATATTAATATGCGTCAATTCTTTATCTATTTCTTTTAACTTTGACATTAAATTTTCAATTTCAATCCAATTATACTTTGAATCCATATCAACTAATTGTTTCAAATATAACAACTTTTCGTTTAAGTCTTTAAAATAACTTATTAACATTTTGTTATCTGAATTTAATACTAACATTCTAGCTGCAGAAGTTTGTAATTCGTTTATGTGATTTTTAATTGTTGTTTGCATCTTAAAATATATCTTTTAGTGGGTCGTAAAAAGCACCTTCAACTTGTGGCAATCCAAAACTATTGACTTTAAAGCTAAAGTTTTCAAATGATGCGTTTCTTGAACGTTTACAACTTACTGTTACTAATCCTTTATTTACTGTATTGAGTTCTAATTGTATTTGTGTTTCTGTTTTCTTTTCCAAGAACGAACCTAAATGCCCTGTTGGTTTATCTGAACCGAAGTTGCTATGGATTACTGTTATTATATGACAATTTAATTCCTTTGTCCATTTCATTAACTTTTGAACTACATTATTTGATTCTTCAATGTTATTTACATCACTACATAAATCCGCTATTCCATCAATAATTACTAATCCAATATTCTTACCCTCTAATTTATCATAAAGATAATACTCTATAAAGTCTATTCGTTCTTTAAATGATAATTGTCTAAGTGCCAATGTATGATATTTGTCTGATTTAATTCCAGTCATATCAATTGGTCTTTTAAATACCATTGCAGCGTGAAAATTCCCTTGTTCAGTGTCAAAATGTACTAAATGTTTGTCATTTCTATTTGCTTTTAAATCACCGCAAAATGATTCTAAATGTTCAGCTAAATATACTGCTGATAATAATGATACGAAAAATGTTTTTTTTGATTTTGGTGGTGCTTGTATAAAACTAAAGTTTCCGTATGTTCCTAAAGGTACTGGATAGCTAACTTCTCCATCTTTTGTTTCATAACTTTTAGTTCCAAATGAAATAGCAGGTTTTGGATGTTCTATTTTTTCTAATGGATTAATAAAGCAATCTTCTTCATACATTTGCATTAATAACCTTTGTGCTTCTATATCCATATTATTGTTTTCTTTGTTTAAAAAAAGGGTAGCTTTTACACTACCCAATTAAATTTAGAACGGTAAATCCGATTCTACTTCTTTTGCAGTAACTTCTACCTTTTTATCTGCTAACTTAATGTTTCCATCAGTCCAAATTACATTTCCATTACCTAAATAGCTTTTAGGCTTTTTAGCTTCTCTTTCTTCTTTTGTTTGTGAATCAGTCGCTGATACATTTTGTCCCCATTGATTAGATTCATCATTTACTCCAATAGTAAAGTTGTAATAAACTGCTCCATCTTTACCTTGAACAAATTTCTCTTTTGGTAATTTGTCTACTCTTAAACTTAAATTAATTAATGCACTCATATTATTTGTTTTTTATTGCTTACCTTTTTTTACTGTTGTCAGCTATTCAGTTTTACAAATATAATAATTTTATTTTAACAATTCGTCTTTAACTTCTTTAGTCATTTTATATTTCGCTTCTATTGCAGAAACAGAACCACCACCTTTGATATATTCAACTGCTTTATTAAATTCTGGTGTATTTTTATTTAACCATTTTAATTCTTCTTTAGATGTACTCTTTTCGTGCTTATTTGTTGCATCAGCATCTTGTGAATCATCAATTAGTAATAAATTACCTAACGCGTACTTCTTAGCATAACTTGAAGCAGAACCAAACTTTTGAGGCATTTGCATTCCTTTTTGTTCTAAGTCTACACCAACTATAGCAGAAGCAGTTATTGTGTCCAAATCATCGTTAATTGATGCTACAGAACGTAACATAGGAAATTGTAAAAATTGTGATTCAACCATTGATTCTGTAATTGTAAAGTTTACTTTATATTTTTCATTGTAAGGTTTTAATGCTTCTAATATATCTTCAGCACTTCTAAAATTGTATTTTCCAAAACTATTAAATTTTGATTTGTTTGCTTTAAATTCTTTTTGAATTAAAGACAGTTTTTGATTTAATGTTAATTCCATTTTATTTTAATGTTAGGTTATAAATTTCTTTTTTAATTATTGTTTTATATTCTTTTGGACAATCTTTGTCTAATGCTTCAAAGCAATATCCTGATAGTACGTTGTTCACATTTTCAAGTTCGCAAACTCTTGCCTGTAAACTTTCAATTTGAAATCTTTGGTAGTCTATTAAATCTTTCATATTATAAAAAATAAATTGTTGTTAAATAAATTAATGTTAGTGTAATCATAAATGCTAATGATAATGCAAAATCTTTTAATAATTGTTTCATTTTGTTTTTTTTAGTTGTTTAAATTTCTTATTTCTCTTTTTATTAAAACACAAGTCATTGAATATCTTGAAGCTCTTGGATTTGCGTAAAGTTTTCCATTTATTTTTTCACTTAAAATATAAGCTTCTTTTCTGTTTTGAATTCTTGCTAATCTATTTTCTAATGTTTGTAAACGTGTCATAATATTTTGTTTTAATGTTTCGCTTTATTGCTGGTACAAATATATAACTGTTTTTTAAATATAAAACTATATTAAAATACTTTAACAAAACTTTAACAAATAAAAAAAGCTACCTTTTACAGTAGCCTTTTAAAACAAAGAAACAAAAACAAAAAATATTTTAAAAAAATGTTAGCTTTTCCCACCTGACTACTAACTTGCAAATTACGCTTAATTATTTTGCACCCGATACCACAATCTTGTAAAGTAGATTTGTATTCCCTTTAGTTTTCTTTACTTTCTAAAGCCAGTATTTTATTATTATAATATTCAATCATATCTATTAAATCTACATCAGCAAATTTAACTATTTGTTTTGACTTAATATACATTTCTTGTGCTAAGTTATCACCAAGGTATTGACTAAATTTATATTGTTCGCCAGAACGTGAAATATTACATCCGTAACATTGAACTCCTACATTATTAATATCCCAACGTGTTGAATAATGTGAACGTGATTGAAAATGACCGCATTGTAGCTTTTTATAATGGTCTTTTTTACCACAAGTAATACATTCAGCTATTTCATTAATAGCATCTTTACGCCTTATATATTGACTAAAGACTGTATCTAATTTTATAACTAAACTTTTACGAGTTGGTTTCTTCATTATATATTATGCATTATATTATATTTTGGTTTTAATAATTTAATGTATTTTTCTTCTAATTTTAAAAGTTCACTATCTGAAATTTCATTTGGTAATTTAGCAACTATTGAAAAACTGTTAAATATCTTTGATTTATCTTTATGATGTGTTGAAATTCTACTTTGTATATTAATAGTTTTACCAATATAAACTATTTCATTATCATTTATTAAACAATAAATAAATTTAAAAAATAATATAGGTTTTTTACTATTTATTAAAAAACTTTGTAAATCTTCT